GGTGAACTTGCCAAGGATCTGTTCGTACCATGGCGTGCCGTCGGTGATGTCGCGAAAGTACTCACCCAGGAACAGCCGCAACCTGGTCAACACCGTCTGGGTGATTTCGTCTTGATCGCCAATGAATTGCTGTCCACGCGTAACAATGTCGCCGTCGTCATCGAGTCTGCGAACGGTCATATGGCGGGTACTCCGGTATTTCCAGATCCAGGCGTCACGCCGCCATGGTGGTGGGTATTGAGGCTTATGCCGGAAGCAGTGACGACATTTCCGTCAATGGTGATCTTCAACCCATTGATCAGAAATGAGCCATCGGCCAGCAACTGAAAGCTGCCGGCCCCGTTCTGCATCAGGGTCGTTCCGTTGGCCAGCACGTTGAACCGAGCGACCCCGTTATCCATGGAGATGCTGTTGTCATTTTTTAACCAGACAAACTGTGTGCCCGCCTTGTTGCGAAGGCGCACGCCGTTGTTCTGAAAAGAGGGCAACACGTTTGGCTGCGAGCGGAAGCCAGGCAGGAACATGGCGTCCTGCATGTTGTGGAAGCGCCCGATCGGGTTGGCGGCTACTCCGCCGCTCTGGATCCATCCATCAATGCAGCGCTGAGAGAACAAGATGTCTCCTTCGCACTCAGGATCAATTTGGTACTCCAGGCAATAATCCCCGCCCGGGAAGTAGACCGGGACCTCAATGATTGGCGGGATTCGGAACTCGGCGCCGTTGATATCCACCCTGGACACGCCGGGCTGCACCTGCGCGAGCTGGGTTTCAGGATTGAACGTGAGAACGTATCCGGGTATGGACGTGCATACGCCTTTCATTACCTCCCGGAATGCATCGCGCAGCAGCCTTGACTGCTTTGCCCGGCCTTCAGACTCAAGCATGCCCACCTCGGATCGTCGGCCCTTGCGAGGCGGAGTTAGTGAATGACCTAACGCACGAACTGCTGTCCGCGCATGTAGGAGGTATTGACAGAGGCAACAGCTTCGCCACGCGTGATGATGCCGTCATGATTGATGTCGAGCCCCGAATTGGCTGCGTACTCGCGCTGATAAGGTCCGCTGTCGCGCTCCCACATTACATACGAGTCCGGACGCCCCACCGCTGCAGGCCACAGAACGGCCAGATAGGCATCCCCCAAATTGCGGATGCGGCCCGAGTAAGGCCTGTAGTAGGCCTCCACGTAATCAAGCTGTCGGACAGCTGTCATGCGTGCCAGCTGTGCAGTGGATGTCCCGACCTCGCGCGCGGATGATTCGAGGAACTGGATCAGTCCTGTCGCGGTGCTGCCTGGATTTCTCGCCGCCGGGCTGAACGTGTAGCCAGTCTCGAACCCCATCACAGCCATAAGCCAGTTAGGGTCGAATGACAGCGTCCCGGTGATCTCGCGCACCTTTACGCGAAATGCCTGGTCGACCCTGGCACCCCAGATCAGCTTTCCATTTTCAGATGTTGCGGTTTCATTCGAGTGAGGGGTCGTTCCGGCCCGCAGGCCGTCGATCTCGGTGCGCCACAGGTCGGAGTGCGAATCACCGGAATGCTTCATCGCAAAGACGTTGTATTCGCCGTTTGCGCTGGCATCTCCACTTAACTCGGAGACGAATAGGTTTCCGGTATTGAATGTCGCAAACTCGCTCTGAACGTTGATCTTTCCGTTGATCCGTAGCGACGGGTTGAGTTGCACGGCCACGAATACACCGAGACCGTCCGGCCCGCGCGATACCTCGGGAATACCAATCATGCCGCTGAACTGATCGACTTGAACGACCGTGGTGGTCCTGGCCATGTTCGGCTTGGTGACCACGATCCTTCCGCGATCCTGCATCCACTGAAACTTGTAGGCGTACGCCAGATCCGTCATGGCTGACGGAATGTCGCCGTCAACAATAAGGCCCGATGTCAGCGGCGGCGCGTCGGCGAACTGGGCATTATCGATGTCAATTGGCAGCGGCCAAGCGGCAGCCAGCGCGCGAATGACTTCCTCGATCCTGGTGCCGATGCCAAACGAAAGCTGAGCCGAAGCCCTGTCAGTTGCTGGCTGCCCAGAACGGCAGATCAAACGAGTGATGATCTCAGGCGACCCAGGCTCGCGTTCACGGAGAGTATTCGTCACGAAACCAGTGAATATGGCGTCGACGTTATCGTTATAGCCGCAGCGCAGAACGATGCTCGACCGCTGGGTGATTGATGAGCCTTTGTTCAGGTTGTACAGCCGAATGTTTGCGAATGACACCGCGTCACCTGGGGAGATGTCGACGTCGAACTGAATCCTGAACTGGCGGCGTCCGGATTGCTCGCTGATGTAGGGCTGACCGTTAACATCGATTGACCAAACGCGCTCTCTCATACGTCCACCAGTGGAGCAACCCAGACAAGGAAGTTGTCGACGCCCAGATTGTCGAGTGTCACATCGCTGCCGGTGAACACCATCTGACCAATTCCGGTGCGATAGCTTTGAATGATGTCGCTCCCTGGTTCAAGCATCGCTCCAGCCACAATCCGCGTCCCGTCGCGCAGCAGATTCATCGACCATGCTGGATAGTCCAGGTACGAAACAAAGTCGATCTCGAAGTCGATCAGGTTGTCACCCAGCTGTACGGAAAACCGCTGATGAGCATTCGCCGCACCAGCGCGGAGTGGGATAACGTTCATCAAACCACCCCGTCCAGTATGTTGTTGACTGCGCTGGTCACCTTGTCATTCGCCTCCTTGGCGATTGCCTGTCCACGCTTTATCGCTCTCGAAAGAGCGCTTTGCGAAGGGTCTCCATCGCGCAGCTGGGGGATTGAGCATTCCGTGTCTCGAACGATTCGATCAAGGTCGATGACCTCCTGAAGCTCAAGAACGAATTCAAGGCCGCCTTCGTTTCGCGGCTCCTTGGTCCGTGAGATTCGGGTGATCGCCATGTTCTTGAGCAGGATGTCGCCCGCATCAATATCGAACGGGTCGTATGACTTCATCAGCCAAATCAGGAAATCAAGCGTGGTACTGGCGCGCGTCTCGTCGCTGCCGGCCAAAAAACCTGCGGAAAGACCCGCGACCGTCGAAACGATCGGGTTATTGGTCAGGTTTGAGAGCGCACCACCCAGAAAGTCGGTCAGCTGCACCTTGACCGGGTTGTTGCTGATCGCACCGGTCAGGGTGTATTTGAATGGGTTCAGGATGCGGTGGTCTGAAATCCTCACCCCCGACTCAATCGGGATAGATGTCAGGGTGACGCTGGCCTCGAACGTGTCTTCGAGGACTGCGTCGAACGAGTAGCCAGCAATGGTCGGAGCTTGGCGGGTGAAGATGTTGATGATGCTCAAGGCTATCGCTCCGTTGTGGTCTTCAGGTCTCCGAGGGTTTCGTAGTTTTGCCGCTCGTTGACCTGCATGATCTTCGACTCCAGCGCCTGGCCGTCCAGTTGCAGCGTCACATCCATCTTGTTTTGCAGCTTGATTGGGGTTCGGCTCAATGCTCCGGCGATTGCATCAGCATTGGCCTGACGGTCATCTTCGGGGCTTATGTCGCTGCTCGGCGGCATGCTGTCTGCGGCGGATCTGTCGCGGTGGTTCAGGTAATCGATGTCTTGCTGAGATCGAATGACCTTGCCTGTATAGGAGTCGGGCTCGTCAGTATTTGGAGGGGCGTCGCCACGCAGCGACGGCGCGCCGCCAAACATCAGTTCCAAGGGACCCTGAATGCGCTTTAGCCCGGTGACACCCTTCAGCCAGTCGTCAAGTGCGTTCGAGGCATCTCTGTATCCTGGGACGTATTCATCAAGCCCCCGGTTGAGCAGGTTTGCGCCGACGGCGCTGCCGGTAATGGCTACTCCAGCAGTGCCGGCTTTGCTTATTGCGCCACCGACGGTGTTGAGCCCGAGCTTCGCCAGCGCAGCCCCGGCCACGGCCGCTACGGACGATACGCCGAGTGCGGCAGTGGCCTCCGGGTTGTCTGCGGCATAATCAATGACGCCGCTGATCTGGTCTCGGTGATCCTTGAGGAAATTGTTCAGTGCGCTCCCGGCACCTACAAGGCTCGGCAAAAACTTCTCTGAAAGCTCGTTGCTTATGCCTTCGATGATCAGGCCGAACTCGCTGGAGTTCTGCGAAAGCTTTCGTGCATTCTCCGTCAGTTGGTCGACGCTGCCGGTCAGCGCATTGGCGCGCTTCATGGTTTCGTCGAGCTTTTCAACTCCACCAGCAAGCGATCGGAACACGCCATCAGACAGACCGAGCGAACTTTGAACCTGGGCTCGCTGCCCCTCGTCCAGCTTGGGGATCATGTCGGCAAGGGCTCGCATGAACTCTTCGCCGGTCTGGGTCTTGTACAGCGAACTGACGTCGATTCCGGCTGTGGCCAGTTCGTTGATCGGACCTGCTTCGCCCTTGAGCCGAAGGTTGTTCTGGATTTCCTCGAAACCTTTCAGCGCATCAAGCGCTTCAGATGCATCGCCGCCCATCAGTTTTACGGCGTTGCCGAAGCCATAAACCGTGTTCATGGAAGTACGCAGGTTCTGCGTTGAAAGGACCAGCTTGTCCACACGCCCAGCGGCGCTAACGATCGCGCCTGCGGCCGTGCCGAAAGCGCCGATCAAGGAGGCAGAGATTCCCAGCGCATTTGACTTGATCCCATTGAGGCTGGCGTTGATCTTCTTGTCGCCAACATCAAGAGCTTTGGTGTCATATCCGATGCCGATCAGGAACGACTTCAGTACCTTGCTAGCCATTCTTCGCAGCCTCGTATTGGTCCCACATCTCATCCATCGTCTGGTTGAAGCGCTCGACGCTTGACAGGGAGTAGGTTCCGTCTTCCAGTTGATTCCAGGTACACAGCGGCGGGCATACGCCAACGATTCCCACGCATGGCCGCATCAGGAACCAATTTACTGCGCTGCGCTTCCCGTTGCTTCCTGCCGAGCGTCTTTTGCGCCGCTTGGCAGCCAGTCGAAAAAATCGGATAGATTCCAGCGCAGCAGCTCAGCCAGCAGCTGGTTGTACTGCACCATCTTGCCGCCGAAGTCAGCCACCGCTACAGAGCGTTCAGTTCCATTGATCAGCACGCGTGCCATGAGCATCTGTGCAACTTGGGCTTTCACGTCCTGGCGCATCGACATGAACATCGAGCACAGGATCTGGTCGTCAACCTCCAAGCCAGCGCTGGCCGCCGTCACGAATCGCTCCAGAATTGCGGCAGACAGCAGGGACATCATGCGGTCTTGATCGACAGCGCTTGCCATGGCGGCGTTGTACTGCACGCCGCCGATGGTGAATGGTTTCACGCTCATCTATCAGCCCCTTGTCGCTTCCCAGATGTTGAATTGCATCGTGAACTGGTCGTCGGAGATGGTTGAACCGGCACGGCCGCGCTGGCCATCGTTCACGATCACGCCTTCGGAGCCCAGCGCCGTCTCCAGCGTGCCGATCTGCGTGAAGGTCAGCGTGATGTTGGCGTTCGAGTTGAGCAGGCCCTGCACATAGGCTGAGTCTGCAGAGCCGGGGTTGAGGTACACGTTTACCTCGCGGCCTGGGTTCTGGCGATCCAGGCGCACGGCGTTGCCGCCCTGACCTCGGCGCAATTGGCTGCGCGGGTCAATCGGGGCATCCGTGTACGGTGTTGCGGTATCGCCCCAGTCCTGTATCTGCCGGCCATTGATGGTAACGACGGACAGGTCATTCGAGAAATTACCAAGACTCATGTTTTCACCTATCAATAAACGTCGAGATCGACATCAACAATGTGGATGGCGCCGGCGCGGAACAGGCGAATGCGCAACGGGGCGGCCTTACGTGCGTTTCGGTCGGCGTCCGACAGATCGAGGATGTCCTCGGGCTTGGTCAGGATTTCGAAACCGGCCGTGTATTTATCGACCCCGTCATCTGGATCGGTGTAGTTGCGCGGGCCCAGGTATCCGTTGTTGATGAACTGCTGCATGGTCGCCCGAGCAGCGCCAATCAACACCGCCTGACCTACTGGCGTCTGCGCCAGCTTGGTGAGCTGATTTGCGACGGCGTTGTAGAGCGAGGTCGTGAGGAAGTTCACGCATGCGTCAAGGTTGATGACGTCGTCGATGAACTCGCCGTAGGTGCTGTGCGTGAGCGTGTTCAGCCAGCGACCTGAGTCGGTCGATCCTTGGTTGTCCACCACGGTGTAGAAAACAGCCTTCTTCTTGTCGCTCTGCATCGCGGTGTAGGCAGTGCCGGTAAGCGACTCTGCAGTTACGCCTGGCGACTTCTTGAACTCGCCAGTGATCGTCGAGCGGTCTGCGCTGTAGTTCACGGCAGCGAAGTGTTTCGCCAGCGCGGATCCCGAATACGCATCAGTAGCATGTGCAGCGGTATAGACGTGGCGGAAGCCGGCGGTGGTCAGCTGGGTTGCGATATCGTCCACATCGGCCGGGTCGCGAATCTCGGTAGCTGATGCGCCAGTCTGGTTGTCAATGAACATGCTGGTGTTGTCTTCGCACCACTGAGCAATCGCCAGCACGTCCGCTTTCACAGCAAGGACTGGTGCAGTCCACATGGTCCAGTACCACCAGAGCATGTTGCGCGCCTTGTTCAGGGTCGCGGCACGGGTAGTATCAGCGGTGGCTGCGCCGTAAACCTGAAGCTGTCGAGTTGCCGGGGTTCCGCCAAGCCAGCGTTGGGCCGCTTTGTACGTCTCGGTGGTGTCGGCGAAGTCCTCCGACAGCGCGACCAGCGTGAAATACGTGCGGTAGGTGTCGGCGGAAAACCCTACCGGCAACTCGGTCTGCGGGGCGAACAGCATGGCGCTGGCAAAGTTTGCGTTGCCCAGGCCAGCCGGGCTGATCCGGGCATTGATCCGGATGATGTTGGTAGCTGGATAGCTCACTGTGCTAGCTCCAATGGGTTATGTGGGGTCGACTGCTACGCCGAAGGTTTCGAGGACCTGCGCCTTTTCGTTCTCAAGCGCCACTTCGACGCTCAGGATGTTGTTGATTTCTGACAGGCTGATCGCCTCGTACATCAGGCGGACGGTGATCTGCGCCCGCTGCTCAAAGTTGGCCGATTGCAGGCTTGTGAGGTTGTTGACGGCGTCAGTGCTGTTCCAGCCGATCCCTGACTTGAACAGCATCATGCTGACGTCGGGCCGCTTGTTGGCCTGCTTCAGTCGTTCGGCGTACATCAGCGCTTCGCCGCGGTAGAAGTTGATGCTTGCCGAACACATGATCTGCGCGCGCACGTCGTACTCGACCAGGTCGCCGGGCACGTCTCGTGATGTAACGTTTGCCTGGCCTCGCTCGCTGACGGACTGCCGCGGAGTGATCGTCGCGTATGCACCCTGGGGTGCTGGCATGCTCTCAGGGCCAGCCTGATCAGCCAGCAGGCACTCAGGAACGCCGGTCGCCAGCATCACAATCGGTCGCAGCTTCTTGAATAGCTCTTCGTTGGTCATGCTGGGCCGCCCGACTGATCGTCAATCCTCATGACGAGGACCTTGCAGTAGTTCCGCCAGTAGCGGTTGTCGCACTTGACGGTCTTCCACTGCTGTCCGAGAAAGGCCCATGTGCCGGTCTGGTCGATCAGCTGCATGTCGCCCTGGTTGATGTAGATGCGGCGCACGTCGGTGATTCGCTCGCCGCCTTGGCGGATGAAATCGACTTCCCTGTCGCTGGCGGGCTGGATGTTCACGATGTAGGGCGTCGTCAACGCAGGGCCGGGAGTCCAGATGCCTTCAACCCATGCGCCGACTGAAACCGCTCTGCTTGCCTCCACGCTGACGAATACGTCATCAATGTGGCCTTCCATGCTCAGGCTCATTCAAGGCCCTCCGATACAGGACCGGTCGCAACCTTATGCGTGACTGACTGGCGCATTGCGCCGGAGTCGATCAGCGGGTTTGAACTGCCTTTCTTGCGAATGGTGGAGGCTGCGTTTGGTGGCGTCTTGAGTTCGGTCATGTAGACCTTCACTTTGCCAACAGCAACTGCGCCGACAGCCTCAAGGATTTGGTCCATCGACTTGTCAGCTTCCATTCCGTCCTGAATGGTCAGCAGCACCTCAGGTGTAGCGCTCGCCACTCCCGGCTCAAGCCATGGCCGTGCAGGAATATCGATGGTGTGCGCCTGGGTGACGCCCAACTCCATGTAACCGGAGCCGGTTTTCAGGAATCGAACCTCATCGCGGTCGGCAGCGGCCTTGCTGGCATATCCGTAAGACGTCCCACCTGGATGCTTGATGTTTGCGCCGAACTCGTTGATCGCGCCAAGGCTCGCCATGGTCAGGTCGCCTGACTCGACGTCGCCAGCCTCTTCATGGATGCCGATCGTCACAACCTTTCCCGACCGCAGCGCACTCAGCTCTTTCGTGAGCTCGTCTTGCAGCTCCTGAAAGCCTTCAACGTTGAGCATGAGCATCTAAACCGCCTTGGCGCCCATACCGGCGCGCTTCTTCAGCCGATAGAACTGCTGGCCGTAGTTGGTGTAGGTGAGCCAATCGGTGCCGGCGTCCATCATCTGTGGCACGCGATAGCTGATCGACTCATCGCCGACGGACTTCTCGGCCACGTTCAGGCGAGCATCGGAGCCGGGAGCCGCCGTTGAGCCAAGAGTCGAGAAATTGGTTGCAAGCCAGTGAGCGGCGAAATACTGCATGCCGCGCCACTTGAAGTTGTCGCAGGCCAGCTCAAGAGCGCCCCATCGACTCGATCCAGTCTCGGTGCTGGCCTCGCACAGGGCCTCGGTGATGTATTCGTCCGGCCATCTGGTTGTATCGGCGAATGCCTTCATCGCGGGATTGCTGCGGAAAGCCGCAATCATCTCAGGGGTGATAATCATGGGCTCTCCAGCTGTGAATTATTGGGCGCCAGGCGCCCGGGTGTCACTTTTTGTCTTTTGCAGGCGCTTCTTCCGCTTCTTCGGCTTCGGCCTCTCCAGCATCGGCGACACGCAGGTCGCCGTTCTGGATCAGCGCCTTGACGAAATCGATCTTGGCGACAGCGTCAGGCACCTCCACCGCTGGGTTTTCGCCCGGCAGGATCGGATAACTGGTCTCTTTGTCGCCAACCAAATGGTTGATGGTGATCAGTCGTGCTGCTTCGTTCTTCAGGAACATGGTGAATCCTCGTTTGTGGTCAGTGGTCGCCGCCAATCAGCAGCGACGACCATGCGCAGCCAGATCAATCAGAATTGATCGCGGTATGCGCCGGAGAACGGGTAGCGGAATTCAACACCGCTGATCTTGTACTCGCAGGGCACGTTGACCTTGAGGTTGTGCATCTGCGGAGCCAGAGAGCGCCATGGGATCGGCACCTGCATGCCCAGGTTTTCGTCGTTCAGTTCGTAAGCGACGATGCGGTCCTTGTTGCCGTTGGATACGCCGGCGGCGGCCAGCTGGGCGGCTGACAGCTGCAGGCGGCTGAAGATGTTGATCGGCCGGCCAGTCAGTGCGGTGTACTGGTTGTTGGTGCGGAAGTACTCCAGCATCGTTTTGTCGGTGATCGTGCCCATCCGCTTGTTCGAGATGAATGCGAAGCGGGCGGCATCCAGGATGATCGTGTCAGGGACGTGAACGGTCGCCGAGTTGATGTAGACATCAACCAGAATTTTGTTCAGGTCGGCAACGATCTGGTCACCGGTGGTAGCGGCGTTGTACCAATCCAGGGTGGAGTTCGACAGCGCAAGGTTCGGGTTGTTGAACAGGCCGGTCATGCTGCGGGCCGCATCGCCGAAGTAGGCCACGCGCTGGGTGTGCTCTTGGGCACCACGGAATGCCAATTTGGCCTTGGTGGTGTCCAGCGGGATGCGCAGCTGTTGCGACTTGCGCAGCTCGTCCAGGCTGTAGCTGTACTTGTTGCCCGCGTAGCCGATTGGCACGACAGACTTGTTCGCGTTCAGCGTCACATCAGGCAGGTCGTCGGCGTTGGCGCCAATGAACTTGCCCAGGGTAACGCCGTCGTAGCTGATGTAGTCCCACTGGTCCACCCACTCAGGCAGAGAGGTGTCGACCGGGATCAGCTCCATGTAGTTGATGGCGGCGTACTTGGCCTCGTAAATACGAGATTCCAGGCTGGCCAGTTGGCTGATGTAGAACGCCAGGCCGTCATCGAGGGTCGGCAGACCGTCGTTGAAGGCCACTTCGTACGCATCGCGGCCGATCTGATGCGCAATTGCGGCATCGATGGCTACGACGATTTTTTTAAGCTGGGTCATGTCGATTAGCCCCCGACCTTGAGAGAAATTTTAGCCAGTGCGCCGGCGCCGGCGGAGCTGACCCATTTGGCGTTCGGGATAAGGACGGCCAAGGTTGCGGCCGCACCGACCACGTTGGAGAACTGGCCCTGGTTGGTTCCGGTGCCGTCGCCGACAACCCAGTACACCGGATCATCCTTGGTAACAGCCACGCGGGCGGTAACCCAGATAGGCGCCATGGTCTCGACGGTCATGTCGCGCTTGGCCACTGCACCGAATACGTCGGTAGTGGTGTAGGCACGATTCAGTTCGCGACGAGTCACGCCGATGAAGTTGGCAGCAGTGGAAGCGGACGTTGGCAGCTTGGCACCGTCGTCACCATCACTAGCGACACCCAGACCGTAGGCGATGTTCGCGGTGCCCTTGTTGAGCTTGGAGACGCCGTTGGACACTTCGCCATCAGCGACCATGCCCGCGTACGCGACGCCGTGGTTGATTGCGTTACCACCTTGAACTGGCATGGTTAGGCTCCTTTCTGTTTGTGGGCGCCGGACAAGCTTTGCTTGTGGGCCTGGTAAGGGGTCGGTGCGGCGTCGGTGGTGGCCGAAGTGGTGCTGGTCGCGCCATCCTTGGCCAGTTGCAAGAACTGAGCGAGCATCGCGGCGGTATCACCGGTGGGCATCTTCGGCTTCTTGTTGCCCTTCTCGTCCTTGTCGTCTTCTTCGTCATCATCCTTGTCGGACTCGGCGTCGAAGGCGTACTCGACATAGCCAGCAGACTTGTCGCCCCACACCATTTTCGGGCGCTTTACGGCCAGGGCGGCGCGCTTGATCTCAATCACGTCCAGGCTGTCGCAGGTGAAGTCATCGCCGGCGACCTTGCGGGCCATGGCTTGGGTTGCGCTGATGGCTTTGACGCGCTCGCCAATTGCGACGTCGCTCGAAGCCTTGCGGGCCTCGGCCAGGTCTTCAGTGGCCTTGTCAGCGGTCGCCTGGGCCTTATCAGCCTTGGTTTCCGCATCGGTGGCACGCTTCAGCAATCGGTCGAACGAGTCGGCGACCACTTGGGCGTTCGCAGGATCAGCAACATCAACGCTGCGCCCGCTATCGGTGGTGATAAGTACAGGCATTGTGTTGCCTCCTGGGTTGTGGTCGAAGACGCGAGCGTTTCCGCCCGCCCTCGCTTTGGTAACCACCGCTTGGTGGTTGATGATGATGTTGCGTTGGGTGTAGTCGTACGGCTCGCCAGCCATCTCGACGCCATCGGCGATGAACCCGGGAGTGAACCCAGCGCCCTCGATGTACTCGGCGGTGTAGCCGGCGGAGAGTTCGCACTTGCCTGAGTTGATGTCGTCGATGGTCTTCTGGTCTTTGATGATCAGATCACACACAACGAAGTCGCCGTCGCGTCGGCCTGGACCTCGGACCTCGCCAACAGACACGGCCTTGTAGTTTTTGGCTGTCACCAAATCCTTGGGGTGGTCATTGGTGACCGTTGCGCCGTTGTAGGTGCTCAGCGAGGCGTCGTTGAACACCTCTTCTTCTGGCCTGTACACGCGGACGATGCGATTCGGGTCGCCATCGAGGCCAAGCTCGCGAGCCAGGTACTCCTGAATGCCAGTGCGGGCCACCCGGCCCGGAACCTTGAGGAAGCCCTCGTCGGTGTATTCGCGCTGGGTAATGCGATACCCGGCCCGGTCAAAAACCGTGCACTTCATGTGGTGGTCTCGTCTTGGAATGGGTTATCGGTAAACGCCCGGCGCTGTTCGGCCTGCGTCTTGGTTGGCCTTGACCTCGCGAGCGCTCACTGGGCGCGCGATGCATCGGCACTGATAGTCGGAGCCGGGTTTGATCGGCACGCCGTCAGAACTCAGCGGCAAGTCATCCCAGCGGTAGATCCCTTTGCCGTAGGCGGTGACCTTATTGGCGATCTCCGAGTGACGGTGCCGAACACGGCTGTCGTCGGAGTCGATCCACTGGAAATACTCGAAGCCGGCGTCTTTCTGCTGCTTCTCGGCCAGCTCTCCCTGGATCTTCGATGTCTGGTCGCGGGCGATCATCTTGGCGCGGCGCTGCGTGATGCCGAACTGCTCCTGCAACGCCTTCTCGATGTATCCGGGCCGCATGCCGGAGCGCATGTTCGCCATCACCATCGTCTGCACGTCTTCCAGATACTTGGCAGGGATGGATTTGATCAATTGCGCATTCTGTTGCGCCGAGGCGTGCAGGTAGTCCTGCATTACTTTGGAGCCGCTGAACACGTCGATGCCGGCAGACTTCTTCAGGTCGCGCTCTGATTTCTTCAGGGCGGACTGGACGAACTCGCCAGCGATGCGACTTCCTGCTGACTGCACTGCCGGCGACTGCCAGCGGCTCAGGAGCATGGAAATGGCGTTGAGGATCAGGTCGGACCAGGCATCAGTGGTCACCACCGCGTCCTGCGTGTACTCCGGCGCCAGCTGGCGAACCAGCGGCATTATTTCGTTGTCGATGGATGCCTTGACCTGCTTCACCAGTCGCTGCAGCTTGGCGTTGTACTGGATGCCGATCATGTCCATTGGTCATCCCTCTACAAAGTCCTCGTTCAGCAACGCGTCGTGACAAATGCTCAGGTAAGCCTCAGCGAGTTTCACAGCCGCCGGATTCTCTGTAGCCAGCAGGACCAGAGCCCTTTCAACGAGATCCATTGCCAGCTCAAGCTCTTCGCCCCTGAACAGGTATTTACGGTTCATTTTTTGACTCCGGGTCGTCGCCCTCAGGCGGATCGTTGAACATGGTCAGGTCTTCATCAGCCTCAAGCGCTTCGATCTTCGCGTCGTCGAACTGGTAAAGCTCTTGGGCCTGCAACTTGCGCTGGATCTGGCTGGTGGTGATCACGCCCGCATCCTTGTAGGCGATGTCCGTCTCGGCGTTGGCCTTGTTGGCCTGGGCGATCTGCACCAGGTCAGGCTGCTTGAACGGGTTCCAGGCGTAGTTGAAGTCATCCAGCCAGCGTCCAGTTGCCGAGCGCACCAACACCTCATCGAGCTGACGAAGGCCGGGGTCAATCTGAGTCATGCGCTTCGATGAGAGCTGGTTGTGATAGTTGGTGTCGTCGCCTTCGCCTGTGTTGCCAAGGCCTTTGGCAGACTCACCGAACAGGCGTGTCACCGGGATGCCAGCAGCGCCTGCAATCCACGTCATGAGCAGGTCGAGTACCGGAGCAACCCCGGACAGGTCCAGAGTCTTGCGGTCGTATTCTTCATCACCGTCCAGCAGCGCCAGGTTGATTGAGGACTTCATCATGCTGAACAGGGCGTAACGCGCCGTGATGGCGTCGTCCTGATCGCTGGCAAGCTCATCCGAAAGGCCGGTGCGCTTGATGATGTCGACGTTCGCTTCCTGCATCAGCTCGGCAATGCCGTCCTTGCTGGCAACGATGTCCATTACGTCATCGAGGCACTTGCGCAGCTCTGAGTCACCCCAGCCCTGTGTCTGCGCGCGCTGGCGGCGTGGCAGCTTGGCGCCGGCGAACCGGGCGAAGTGCGTCCAATGGATCTGCTGGGCGCCAGCCGAGATGGTGTAGAACTCCGGCTGGAGGTAGTTCGCAGCCAGAATGTTGGCTTGGTTCAGGTCCATCGCCGTCATGTCGAAGCGATCGATCACCAGCAGGCGGTAGAGGTCGCCCTTCTTGATCTTCTCCGGCTTGAGCGGCTTGGTCAGGTCCTGATTAGTCAGCATGAGGATGCCAGCGCCACCGTACAGGCGCGCCCAGCTGGTGGCCTCACTCACCATCGCCGGCAGTTGCAGGCGGTCTTCTTCGGCCCGGATCACGTCCGCGTCGTCACACTTGATGGTGCGCCACTCGCGGGTCATGTCTTCGGCTGGGTAGTCGACAATCGCCCGAGCAAGCCAATTGGTCTGATAGGCAGCGTCCAGTTGCTGAAAGTTGTTCAGGAAGCCGTACTGGAACTCGTTGT